CCCCGAAACTGGCGTTATTCGCCAAAAGGAGTTTCTTGTTATGTCTCGCCGTCCAGGTATCGGCGAAAACTGGATCCGTGAAAACGCCGCCGAAGTTGTGGCTCACGGTAACACCCTTCTGAGCAATGGTCACCTTGCGCCATTGCCCAGGTACTTTGAGAATAAGGTTCTTCAGATTGCCGATGAAGCTACTACTAAAGAACTATTGACAAACAAGGAAAGACGTGCTATAGTGGCACGTAAGAAGGTTGAAGATAACACGCCCGATCGCCTTGGCGATCGTGAAGAGGTCAAGTTGCGACGGGCCTCCCTTCTTTCCCGCAGGTTGGATTCTGCTCTTGCGTGAATTCGACGTTACTACTATTCTGTTGAATGAGGTTTGAATCATGATTCTTGTATCTGTCTACGATAAAAAGGCTCAGACGTTTTCCCAGCCTTTTTGCGCCATCAACGAACAGGTTGCCATCCGTCAGTTTGGCGACGCGGTGCGCGATACGAACACGGCGATTTGTGCGCATCCTGAAGACTATCAGCTGTTCAACGTTGGTGTTTTTGATGAGTCCCACGGCGTTTGCATTCCTGCTGACCGTTGCACTGACGGTCTTCACCTTGCTCCCGTTCATCTCATTGATGCCATCTCCTTAGTGCCGCCCGTGCAGGCCTAGCCCTCTCGCCGGGCGGTTGGTCTTCTCAGTCTTTTTCAACCCGCCGCCCGGCGGGTTTTTTCAACATAATTTTTGGAGTTATGTTCAATGTGTATGTTTCGTACCCGCTACGCGAAGGACGTTAAAGCGCCTTCCCACGGTATCGAGTTCGTACAGCCCTCCCAGGCTATCCAGTCGGAGAAGGAAGGTACGACGATTGATTACTACTTGCGTAAATACGCTTCTACTGGCGTTCTTGGTGATCCTGAGTCTGCGATGAACATGCAGTTTGGTGACTTCACCGATGCCCCCGACTTTGAGACTGCCCAGAATCGCGTCGTTCAGGCGTCGCAGTATTTCGACAATCTGCCTGCAAAACTCCGCGAACGTTTCGGAAACGACGTTCGCGAAATGATGGCCTTCCTCTCGAAGGAGGAGAACCATGAAGAAGCCGTCAAACTCGGTCTGCTTGAGGCTCTGCCTTCGGCTCCTGAGCCTTTACCCGAAGTCAACCCCGTACAGCCGGTTCCGGATGTTCAGAACCCTGTTCCGGCAACGCCTAGCGTTTCCACCGAACCAAAACAGGAGGCCTAGAGATGTTTCGTAAATCTCGTCGTCGTAACCGTCGCCGCGGTCGCGGCAAAACCCGCCGCTAAGGCGGTTTTCCACCCCGTCCGCACAGCCTATTACTTGTTGTAACTGTGCGGACTGACACCAAAACTTTTGGAACACAAAATGAGCAAAACTTCTGCCCGTCCTTTTGGAACTTCAAACTCCCTCTTCTCTCAGATTCCGCGTGCTGAGATTCAGCGTTCTGCTTTCGATCGCTCCCACGGCTATAAGACGACTTTCAATGAAGGTCTGTTGATCCCCTTCTTTGTGGATGAAGTCCTTCCTGGTGATACGTTCTCGCTTTCTTGGGCGGCTATCTGCCGTCTGACTACGCCGATCGTGCCGTTTATGGATTCCATCTACTTGAAGGCTTATTGGTTCTTCGTGCCTAACCGTTTGGTTTGGAAGAATTGGCAACGCTTCATGGGTGAACAGGAAAATCCCACGGATTCGACGGATTTCCTCGTTCCCTCTTTCACTACGACTGGCTCTGGCGCTACGTATGGCACTTTGTGCGATTACTTCGGTATCCGCACTGGTGTGAAAGGTATCTCCAACATCAATGCGCTTCCCTTCCGCGCTTATTTCAAGATTTGGAATGACTGGTTCCGCGATGAAAACCTTCAGGATTCTCAAGGCGAATGGAATCAGACGACGAACCCTCAGCATTACACTGATCCGATTGGCGATGCTTCGATTGATTACACCTTGACGATGCCTTTGCGTCGGAATAAGTTCCACGACTACTTCACCAGTTCGCTCCCGTGGCCTCAGAAGGGTGACCCCGTTCAGATTTCGCTTGGTGGTTCTGCGCCTGTCGCTGGTTCTGCCGTTGCTAATGGTGTTCCTATTTTTGCTTCTGTTGCTCCTGTTAATGGTTCTCTTACCACTTCTGGTACCGCTCCTGAAGTTAAATGGTTTTCTGGTAATTCTTCTACTCATTCGTTAGCGTGGTCTAATCCCGCCCTCTCGGTTTCTGGTGTTGCTGATCTCTCTAAGGCTCAGCCGATCACGATCAATGACTTGCGTCAGGCTTTCCAGATTCAGAAGTTGAAGGAACGTGACGCTCGTGGTGGTACTCGTTACACTGAAATTTTGCGTGCGCACTTTGGTGTCGTATCTCCTGACGGTCGTCTTCAGCGCTCCGAATTCCTTGGCTCCTCGACCTCTCAGATCTATGTCTCTGAAATCGCTCAGACGTCTGCTTCTGATTCGACTACGCCGCAGGGTAACTTGGCGGCCTACGCCGTTGGCCGTGACCGTAAATTTGGTTTCACGAAGTCTTTCGTCGAGCATGGTTTCATTATTGGTCTCATTACGGCCACCACGGACTTGACTTACCAGCAAGGCGTCAATCGTATGTGGAACCGCCGCGATAAGTACGACTACTACTGGCCTGCGCTTGCCCATCTTGGTGAACAGGCTACTTTGAACAAGGAAATTTTCGCTCAAGGTACTGCCGACGATGAAAAGGTATTCGGTTATCAAGAACGATGGGCAGAGTATCGCTATTACCCGTCCATGATCACTGGCAAACTCCGTTCTGATGATGCCCAGACTCTCGACATGTGGCACTTGTCTCAGCGCTTCGAGAACCTGCCTACTCTCTCTAGTCAGTTCATTGAAGATCGTCCTCCGATTGATCGTGTCGTGGCTGTTCAGAGTGAACCCCACTTTATTCTTGATGCCTGGTTTAACTTGCGTTGCGTGCGTCCCATGCCTGTGCGCTCTGTGCCTGGCCTCGTCGATCATTTCTAAGGAGATAGGCTATGTCTGGTTGGGCTGCGGCCGCCAAAGTTGGCGGCGATATTCTCAACTCTGCTTTAGGTCTTTACTCTTCTTCTAAAGCCTGGCGTCGTCAGCGCGAAGCCGCTCAAAACGCCCATCAATGGGAAGTCGCTGATCTTCGCAAAGCCGGTTTAAATCCGATTCTTTCGGCCACTGGTGGTTCCGGCGCTTCTGCCGGTTCCGCTTCGGTTCCTGCAGGTCTCGGTGTTGATGTTGGTGGTGCTTTGTCTACCGCTCAGAATATTGAAAATGCAAAACATACGAATGATTTGATTGATTCCCAAAAAGCTACTCAAGGCGAATTACAAAAGACAGAACGTGAAAAACAGTCTATGCTTTATAACCAGTCTTGGCTTTTAGCTGAAACTGCGAAGCAGATGTCTAATACCAATTACGTTCCTAATATGTATACCGCTCGTCTTCAGAAAAATCCGAAGTTACGCGAAAATGCTATTGATGCTTTTGAAGCTAAACATTGGCGTGAAGGATATGGAGACCTTGGCGGTCTTACTGGTATTGGCAAAGCTGTCGAATCTTCCGTCCGTAATTTGTTTAGGTGATTTATGGAGAATATTTCGATTTGGCATTGGATTATTTTGCTCGGTCTTGGTGCCATCGTTTTTCTTATTTGGTCTATTTTGAAGATATTTAAAAAATGAATAAATCTGCCTGGGTCGCTCTTCTCTGCAATATTGCGACTGTTATCGTTAATTTCTTCCAGTCCTACACTTTCTAGGAGGCTATATGTCTAAAAAGCGTTCTCGCATGTCTCGCCGCCGTTCTAAGAAGTTGTTCTCGAAAACGGCTCTCCGCACGAAGAGTGTCAACACCCGTCCGCCTATGCGCGGAGGGTTCCGGTTCTGACTGCCTACATCCCCTTTATTGCGCGTAAGCGAAGCTTAAAGCCGCGCTCCTCGTCGCTTTTTCGCAGTCCAATTGTGGCTAAAAGCGCGGCGTAACGCAGCGTCTCTTACGTGTTCTAACGGATGTCCCGCGTAGGGCGCTCTAAGAAGATGTCTCACCTAGCGCGCCCCTACTTTCCAACACCTATTACCCGCATCGCGGGTTTACTTTTTCCGTGGTAAGCCTCTAAAGAGGCAACTCCCCTTTCGAGGCCTAAGGGCGGCGTGCCGAAGGCCGCCGGTCGTGGCCGTAGAAAGGATGTCGGCGGTAGTGGCGGAGGTCTGAGACCTGAGCCGAGACTGTGTAGGAACTGCGAGCGGTGTCGTAGCGTTACGAAGTCGCGTAGCTTGCGAAGCGAACGAGTAGCGCGTAGACATCGCGAAGCGTTCCGAAACAGGCTCGTGCGACGGTCGAAGGCCGCCGCCGCGACAAACCGCCGACCCCACTACGGAGTGAGATCGTATGACTTGCTACCACCCCATTACGATGTACCGCTTGCGAAGCGGTAAAAATCCTGTCACTGGTGCGTGGCCTTTGACTACGTCTCCGAAATTAGGTTATACGGATAAACCTGTGCAGGTTCCCTGTGGTCAATGCATTGGCTGTCGTCTTGAGTACGCTCGCCAGTGGACTGACCGTTGTGAAAAAGAGTTGATGCACCCGCATCTTCCGTTGATCCAGGACGGCAAGAAGGTTCGTCAATTGGAGTACAGGCAAGAGAGTTGTTTTTTAACGCTGACTTATGACAATGAGCATCTTCCAGACGATAAAGGACTTAATAAGTCAGATTTGCAAAAGTTTTGGAAACGGTTTCGAAAAGCCCATCCCTTCTTACGTATTCGTTATCTTGCTTGTGGTGAGTATGGCGACCAACTGGGTCGCCCTCACTATCATGCTATTGTGTTTGGCTATTCTTTTAACGGAATAGAGCCTTGGTGTAAAAATGAACTCGGTCAATATACCTATGTCTGTAAAGAACTCTCGGAACTTTGGCCGCTCGGCCTTGCCACGGTGACTAATGACGTTTCTCGCGAACTTATTGGCTATGTCGCTCGCTATGTCGTCAAAAAGATTAACGGCGATATGTCGATTGCTCATTACACTGACCCCGAAACTGGCGTTATTCGCCAAAAGGAGTTTCTTGTTATGTCTCGCCGTCCAGGTATCGGCGAAAACTGGATCCGTGAAAACGCCGCCGAAGTTGT